TAATAGGCTGGAACTGATCCCCTAGAATACGAGAAAGTGCTTGCTCATCAATCCCTTTGTTGCTAGCATCAACAGATACGCCTCCATATTCACCACTGAGATCTGGCTCTCCATCAATAAAGCCAACAGAAAGTTTAGCCTCTGGTTCTTGTCTCGGATCTGCTCCCTTCTTGATGATGTAGTAGAGAACAATGTCTGGATTTTTTCTAGCAACATAAGACAAGAAAAGGTTTTGTGATTGTGTTGCAGCAGTACACCAAGTGGTGCCCTTACCAAGCTGACAAGAACTTTCGCGTGTGTGAGGCATAGCCACTATCCAATCGCCAAACTCACCAAGATAACTTGTTTCTTCGTCTTTCAGGCGACGGCGCTCTTCACCCTTAGAGCCACCAAGATCTTCTAAGGCTTGACGAAGAACGGCAGGCGTCTTGTAGGAATAAATGTCTGGTGACATCTTTTTTGCTTTTAAACGCTGCTTTGAAGCATCAAAAGATTGTACGACACCAATAATGTCTTCTACTGGCTCGCCGCCTCTGCGCTTTTGAATCCACTGAAGGTATTGTGGTTTTTTGATTCCAGCGTCATAAGCAGGCTGTAGTTCGGGGAACTTTGCAACAAGGTCTTCTGCCTTGCCCTCAAGAAAGAGTCTTAGCTCTTCCTTTATTACGTGCTGGATGTTCATTACTTTTTACCATTTCCAGACTTCTTGCCCCAAGACTTGCCGCGACCGCGCTCTTCGCAAGCACTAGGGGTTGGGCGACAAGATGGGTATTTAGAGCGCTTCTCGCCACTCTTGCGACCACAAGAACTGCACTTCTTTCTACCAGTCTTCTTGTCCTTGCGACAAGTGTTGCAATCTACCCAACCAGATGAAGAGCCTTTGCCGCCCTTGCGACCAAACCAATCTCTTAAACTTTTCTCTTTACTTGATTCAGTTCCAGCCTTCTTTTTCTTACGCTTCTTGCGCTTCTTTTTTTTTTCGTCGAGGACTGCGCGGTACTCTTCCTGAATTACCTGCAACAAATAATCGTCTAGCTCTAAGCCTTCGTTCTTTTTCTTGGACTTGTTGCCCCAGTTTTTAGCACCAACTTTGCGGCACTTAACGAGAGCACCGCTGGCATAAGCACTAGGCCACACGTCATAGCGAGCGCGAACCTTGTGGTAGCAAGCATCACGTTTTGCTTTTTTCTTCTTTTTCTTACGCTTTTTGCGCTTCTTTCTTTTTTCATCTAATGCGATCTCTTCGAGAGAGTCTTCATCAAATTCGTAGAGTTCTTCCATTTACTACACCTCGGTAGTAAATAGTGTTATTTCTCTTTACATTCCCTAGAAATTCTATTAAGGAATCCCTTTAGTTCTTCCCAGTTGAGTTCTCCGAAACCATCGTTCATCATAAGCTTTAGCAGTTCGGTCTTGTTGAACTCGCACTCAAAGTTCTCAAGGGCATAGTCAATAGTCTGCTTGCCCTGGATGGAGATCAGCGGAGCATACAACTGCATCATCTGATAGTTGTGTTCGATAAGTGCTTTTGACTCTGAGATGTTCTTGTAGACTTTCAGCTTTGAATCAATGCTCTCGCAATAATCAAGTAGCTCATCGATCGTAATGGTTCGCTCGTCTTTCATAAACGGCAACTTGGTGGCGATCGTCTTCATTCCAACACGATTGACGCCTGGAAGATTGTCGCTGGCGTCTCCGTCCATAGCGCGGGCGAGCGCCATGTTGGTGGGATGAACCCCCATAGACTCAATCACAGTCTTCTTGGTTTCAATCTTATCTGTGGTTGGGCGATAAACCACAGTCTCTTCGTCACAAAGCTGTAAAAAGTCTTTGTCATTTGAGACAATTACTTTCTGCCAACCCTTGTAATGTGATGAATTACAGACATAAGAGATGATGTCGTCAGCCTCAACTCTCTCAAGAATAAGTTGGATGATTGGCATCTGGTTTAGATACTCAATAATCTGCATTTGCTGCCAGACTTTGTTTTGTATCTCTTCGTTCTCTGTTAGGTTGTGAACAGAACGATTCAGGCGCAGAGGCTTCCGACCTTCTTTGTAAGACGAATTCATAGCCTTGCGCTTTTGAGATCCGTTTGGTCCATCCCAACAAATCACAATCTCATTTGGATTTGTCATTCTAACCAGTTTCTGTAGGATCTTGATAGATCCCTTAATCCCACCAATAGGCTGCCCGTGGTTAGACAGGCTGGGATCAACAATAAACGCCCTCAAAAACATATTGAGGGCGTCGATTACGAGTACACGCTTCATAGATTACCTCCAGCCCATAATATAACGGGCTGGAGGCTGTCTGTCAAGAGGCTTTGTCTACCTCGGCGTCTACTTCATAGAAGTCTGATGCTTCGCCTTCGCGTTTATCAAACTTCTGAACTACTACTTCGTCCATAAAATCTATAACGTGCTGTTTAAACTCTGGATCATTTTGTAGGGTCTCGACCCATTTGCTGGGTTGGAACTTCTTGGAGTATTCTCCGCGTGTCAAGGTATACCAAGAGCCCGCAACAGTCATAAAGCCCCTCAGAGCCTCAAACCACGACTCTTCATCCTGCACACCAATTGATTCTGTTCCCCATAAGATTCGGAAGGTACAAGTTCTACCCTGTGTTCCAAAGCGAGACTTTTCAAGCTTGACCTTGACTTCTGAACCAATTCGGAAACCATTATCATCAAGCACATAGGCTGCCTTGCTCTTACGACCTGTAAGCCAGATGCGGAGAGAGTAAGCATAGTGCATAGCCTTTCCGCCTGGGGTGATGTAAGGCGTGGTCATCGCAATCTGGCGTGCCATCGGTCCATGTGGAATGTTGGTCTTCAACTGATTGAGAACAAGAAATGTGGCCTTCTTATCTGCGAGTGGAATAACCAACTTTGACATCGCCTTCGCAAGAATGCGAGCCTTGGTTGCTACTGATGATTGAGGGTTGAAGTCGCCTGCTACATCTGAAACTGACGGGGTGAATGCTAGAGAGTCCCAAATAAATAGTAATTGTTCATCGGCTGCTCCCAATAACTCTTCTATGGTCTCAAGCACAAACTCTACTGATTGAGCCTGAACATACATCATAGCTCCAATATCGCACCCAGCCTTCTCCAAGAAGGTTGGATCAATCGCGGACTCGGAATCAAAGTAAATTACACCAATCCCCATCTTCTGTGCGTTTGCGGCACACTGGGCGGCGAGGAATGATTTTCCTGTCGCTTCTAAGCCAGCTAACTCTGTTACCTTGCCGACAGGAATGCCAGCGTATTTTCCCTTACAAACGATAGAATCAAGCCATCGGGATCCTGTTGGGATCCACTGCTTTACTTCTGTGGGATTATCTTCTCGTAGGTCGTGAGCGACATTGCGACCTGCCTTTTTGTTTATCATCGCTCTAAGATCGGACATAGATACACGTCCAGCCTTAGCTTTTGCTTTAGCCATTAAGTTCTCCTTATTTTTAACTTTTCTTTTCTTTATTTTTCTTTAATTTTGGGACAAAGCCCATTAGTAATTATAACACAGAAACTCCAAAGGCGCAACAGAAAACCCCCACCTTTTTAGGGGTGGGGGCAGACTGGAGCTTGGAGCTTTTACTAGCCAGCCATTAGTTCGTTGAATGCCTTATCAACACTGGACTTATCGCCCTGATTGTACTGCGTTGTCTCTCTTGAGCGGCTCTCTGCTGACTTGTCGCCAGAGAGCATACTATCAAGAATAGCTGCTACTTCGTCGGGGGTGTGACGAGTGAACAGCCCATCAATGTCGGGCATGTTCTGTAGCAGACCAGGGATAGCATCTGCGTCTGGTAGAAGCGAACTGGTGTTACGACGCATCTTCATGTTTGTCTTCGGGTAAGCACCCGGAGCAGTCGGCTTTGTGTAAGTGATGGTGATGTCGGTGCCGCCCTGCGGGTCGGTGATATCGCCATACTCGGGGTCTAGAATGTAACCCAGCAGAAGCTCATAAGCCTGCTTGCCGTAACCATAGACCTTCACGCCCTCGCTCTCAAGCCCTCGCACCACTACTGGTGAGAAGTAACGATTACGAACGAAGAGAGACTTAGCAAGCTTCTTAGTCTCCTCGTCGTTGTTTTCGGTGCCGTCCTTCCATAGCTGTGAAGCGAAATCACAGATTGGGCACGCCTCACCGAAGTTACGCTTAGGGCACATAACGCCGCCGCGATGTCCTTCGATGTTATAGTGAAAGAACACCTCCTTCAGAGGGTCTCCGTCCTTGGCAGGGACGATTCGCACATCAGTGTCGCCCTCTTCTGGCTTGAACCAGACGCTTGACCTGTCGCTCTTTCCATTTCCTCGTAGTGCGGCGAGCTTCTTCCGCATTAGCTCCATGTTAATTCCCATTGTAGTCTCCTTGTTGTTGGGTATAGTATAGTAAGCGTTCCTTACCATCTTAATGTAACACTCTGATCATAGCCTGTCAAGAGTATTTTTTTGAGAGCATGTCTGTGAGCTTCTCTCTTGCTCATCTATAAAGTAACGTGATCAGCCTTTGCTGTCAAGTAGTTTTTGTCCTTGAACGAAATTTGTGTGAGCCACGCAGAATCCGAAGTCGGTTTCATAAGGCGACTCATAGATTCCATAGGTCACATTTTTGAATGCGTTTCGGGGTTTGTTTTTTAGGCTCTCGACCACTCGGGAGTGGAGTTTTCCGTCCGTTTCCAAGCGCTCATTTGCTATACATAAGTAGTATGCTACGTCACGATCTTCCTCTAATTTGTAGTACCAATTCTCAGTTAGTTTATCAACTGAGACTATGCCTACAGAGCGGATTCTCTGCACTTCTGAAGGCTTCGTCAAGTTGCCTACAAGTGGGGTTGTGTGATCGAATACATTGAGGTAGTGAACAGCGTAGTAAATGCTCTTGTTGATAGCCTCAAAATATTTTTTTATTGGAATCTCGCCAATTGTCTTCTCGATTGCTGGATTGGAGAAGATGGTGAAACTGTTGAACAATCCAGAACG